GGGATCAGCGCAATGATGTACGTAATGCATTCACCGACAGATTAAAATCACACACTCAAGTGTTTGAATGGACTGACAAACTATTAAACCCGATTGGTCAGCTAGACTTTGGTTCTATGGAGAAACCTCAGTCAGTGCACCTATCACGTGAATCTTATCCTCATTGGCAAGGTAAGTCATGGACCGAAGAAGAAATTTATACAGCTGAAGATAATACGCTTGAAGCGTTCTTTGCCTAGTGTACATTCGACGCAAAATGTGGTATAATAAGATATTAAATCAAGGAGTATACGTATGAGTATAATGGATAAACTAAAGAAGAACAGTAAGATCAAAGAGACAGAAGTCCTTTCTGAATCAAAGTTCTTCAACGATAAAGATATGATTGCTACGAGTGTTCCTATGTTGAACGTAGCTCTATCTGGCTCAGTAGATGGAGGCTTAGCACCTGGCCTGACAGTACTTGCTGGACCATCTAAACACTTTAAAACATCGTTTGCCCTTATCATGGCTTCGGCATACCTAAAGAGATATCCTGATGCAGTGATGCTATTTTATGATTCAGAGTTTGGTTCTCCTCAGTCATACTTTACTCAATTTGATATTGATACGAGTCGTGTACTTCATACTCCTATTACAGATGTTGAGCAGCTAAAGTTTGATCTCGTCTCACAGCTAGAGAATATCACACGAGGTGATAAGGTCATCGTAGTCATTGACTCTATTGGTAATTTGGCTTCGAAGAAAGAACTCGAAGATGCTCTCAATGAAAAGTCAGTAGCAGACATGTCTCGAGCAAAGGCGCTCAAAGGTTTGTTCCGTATGACTACACCATATGTCAATATGAAAGATATCCCTCTTATTGCAGTCAATCATACATATATGGAGATTGGTCTATTTCCAAAGGCAGTCGTATCAGGCGGAACAGGTATCTACTATTCAGCAGACAATATCTGGATCTTAGGTCGTCAACAAGACAAAGTTGGTACAGAAATCAAAGGCTATCACTTTGTAATTAATGTGGAGAAGTCGCGGTATGTTAAAGAAAAGTCTAAAATTCCTATTTCTGTTAGTTGGGACGGTGGTGTGCAGCCTTGGAGCGGTCTTCTTGACGTTGCTCTCGATGGTAATTATGTTGCTAAGCCTTCCAACGGTTGGTATTGTAGGGTCGATCGTAGTACTGGAGAATTGGTGGATCCAAAAGTTCGAGAAAAAGAAACACTCACTGCAGAATTCTGGGAGCCCATCATGGAAGAGACCGACTTCAAAGAATTCCTAGTGAAAAAGTATCGCATTGGAGGTAATGATGCAGCATAAAGAAGATAATACGTATCAACTTATTCCTGGGCCAGATGGAGCGCAGAATTGGCACGTCCGTATCCTCGAAGGCATGTTTACTGAAACAGTGATTGAGATTGGTGCTATCAGTTTTAATCGTATTGAAGAAGGTGTGATGACCTTTGACTTTGATATTATTGAATCACCAGACGCAGAACTGACCGCAGAAAACGTTGACCTTCAACTTGAAGTAGGTAATATTTTACAGACTATCATTTCAGACGCTATTGAACGAGATGATGGTTCTATTGAATTAAGGGAAGCAAAAGACGATGAATGATGAAATTCTAACTCAACCGCCAGATGTCGACATTGATCGACCTATCTTTGATTGGGAAAATCCAACTGTACAATTTATGGGTAAGTTCCAGCCATGGCATGATGGACATACCGCTGTATTTGAGAGATGTCATGCTATGACAGGTCAGGTGGCAATCATGGTTCAAATGGTTCCAAAAAAGAGAGAAGCAAACTCTCGTGTGCCTGGTCAAGCAGACAATCCATTTGATATAACCGAAGTATTTACAGGTATTAATCTTGCCCTCGAAAAAAAGGGGTTTACAGAGATGGAAGATTATGTTATAATGGCTGTACCAAATATAGTTGACGTTGCTTATGGTCGTGAAGTTGGTTATACATTCACTGAGCACAAGATGTCTCCTGAAACAAACGCTATATCATCAACACAAATTCGTGCAAAGATGAGGGAAGACGGATTATTATCTGAATGAGTAATCAACAAGACATATTTAATCTATTTCCTAACTTAGTAGCAAAAGTTGACTTAAATGAAAATAATGATGCTTTAAGTATATTTGCATATAATGTTAAAGAAAAGTCTCTAGGTAGATCTGTATCAAATATGGGTGGAGGTTGGCAGAGTGAAGATATCACAGAATTTCCTGTGCACTATGAAGTACTTATTGATATGATTATCTTAGAGATGCTTAATCTATCTAAAGTTGTTAATTTTCCAGATTTAGAATATCAAAATTCGTGGATTAATATTAATGGACCAGGATCATATAATGCTAGACATATGCATGCTGGATCCATTTATAGCGGTGTATATTATGTAAAGGTACCAGAAGGCGATTGCGGAAAACTAATATTCCATAGAAATGATGATGCAGAATATTATTTAAATTCTCTGCCACCAAGAGATGATGATTTTGCAAACGTTTATAAGTACATTAACCATCCTGCCCCTCCATCAGAAGGTACTCTTCTTCTGTTTCCTTCATGGTTACATCATTCAGTAAGCCAAAATAATACTGATGAAGATCGTATTTCTGTATCATTTAATTTTGGAGTTCCTAGTGCAAGCTAATATTGAACAGACTATCTTAAGAAATCTTTTGACTGATGAAAACTATATGCGTAAAGTATTACCTTTCATTAAGCCAGATTACTTTCAAGGCGTGTATCGTAACCTCTTTAAAGAGGCCGGGAAATATGTAGCAAAGTACAATACTCTGCCCACCGCAGAGACTCTTGTCATTGAGATGCAAGAGACTACTGGTATGTCTGATGACCAGTTTCAAATGGCTATGGACATTGTACCTCAGCTTTATTCAAACGAGGTAGTAGATGCCGATTGGTTACTCGACTCGACAGAAAAATGGTGTCAAGATAGGGCAATCTATAACGCCATCATGGAATCAATATCAATTATCGATGGAAAGCATGAATCATTAACGAAGAATGCATTACCAGATCTTTTGAATAAAGCTCTCGGCGTATCATTCGATAATAATGTTGGCCATGATTATGTTGATAACTATGAAGAAAGATATGATTTCTACCATAAGGTTGAAGATAGAAATCCATTCGATTTAGAATACTTTAATAAGATCACAAAGGGTGGTGTCCCACCTAAGACACTTAACATCGCTCTTGCTGGTACTGGTGTCGGTAAATCTCTGTTTATGTGCCATGTGGGTGCTGCGGCTCTTGTAGATGGTAAGAATGTATTGTACATTACAATGGAGATGGCAGAAGAACGTATCGCAGAACGTATCGATGCTAACCTCTTAAATGTGCCAATCGATCAGCTCGAGCATCTATCAAAAGATATGTTTAAGACAAAGGTCCAAGACATTGCTCGTAAGACTGATGGTAAATTAATCGTAAAAGAATATCCTACTGGTTCTGCACATGCTGGTCACTTTAGAGCATTGCTCAATGAGTTAAAGCTAAAGAGATCATTTAAGCCTGATGTCATCTTCATTGACTATCTAAACATCTGTGCATCGTCAAGGATGAAAGCTATGGGAGGATCGATCAATTCATACACTTACATTAAAGCAATTGCTGAAGAGCTACGTGGCCTTGCGGTCGAGTTCAACGTACCGATCTGGTCTGCAACGCAAACGACTCGTTCTGGTTATGGTAACTCAGATGTTGGGCTTGAAGATACGTCCGAGTCTTTTGGATTACCCGCTACCGCAGATCTAATGTTTGCTTTGATCTCTACAGAAGAGTTAGAGAAACAAGGTCAAATGATGGTCAAACAGTTGAAGAATAGATACAACGACCCTACAAAAGATAAACGCTTTGTTATAGGGGTAGATAGATCTAAGATGCGTCTATTTGATGTGGACGAACAGGAACAAACTCTGACAGATGATACTCCAGTATTTGATAAGAGCGAGGCACATGATCAGATGTCAAAATTTAAGGATTTTAAATTATGATAGTAGAACCACCAAGAAAAGCTGATGTTGCAGATGACGTGCATCGTAAGACATTCTTAGAAAAATTGGTTAAAGAGAATGGATTCACCCGCGGTGCTGAATTAGGTGTACAGACAGGTGTAACATATTTTCATCTAATTGATAATTGTCCAGACCTGACACTCATCGGAGTTGATGCATGGATTTATCCTCAATTTCAGAAGGATTATGATCTATGTCGAGAATACGTAGAACAAACAGCAAAGGATAATCCTCGTGCTATTATCATGCGAATGACAACAAACGAGGCAGCAAAGAAAGTACCTGATGCCTCACTTGACTTTATCTTCATTGATGCTGATCATTCGTATTCAGCTGTCAAGGGCGATATTGTCAACTGGTTACCAAAGATCAAACCAGGAGGGTACATTACTGGCCACGATATCGGTACAGCATCAGTCAAGAAAGCTGTTGATGAGATCCTTGGTCCACTCACATATTCTATAGATATTAATGAAGTATGGTATAAGAAGGTATAATTATGGAAAAGTTACATGAATTTTATGGAGATGGTCCATGGGCCAATCGTAAAGCAGAAGTACATTATGATTCAACTAATAAAGAATTTACTATAAAATGTATGAAACATGTTTGGAAAACGATTGAAGAAAAGAAAGTGCTTGGTGACCATGGTGAACAGATCGCCGAAACCTTGGCAGAAAATTATGTACTTGGAACAGATCAAAAATGACTGTAAAACTAATCAGCTATTCAAAGGGAGAGAAAGATGAAAGTCTCCAGGACATCATTGCGTATACAGCCCGTGTCTCGAATCCATCCAACCAAGACAACACCGAAACGTCAGAAAGGCTATTACGATATCTCATCAGAGAAAAACACTGGTCGCCCTTCGAAATGGTTAGCGCTTGCTTGGAAGTAACTACTACTCGTGATATTGCTCGTCAACTATTACGACATAGATCGTTTTCGTTTCAAGAGTTCTCGCAAAGATATGCAGATCCAACTCAAGACTTAAACTTCTTGATGAAAGAAGCACGGCTCCAAGATACAAAGAACAGACAAAATAGTTTGGATGTGAATGATCCTGACTTACAATTAGATTGGTACAAACAACAAGCAGAGGTCGTCAATGCCGCAAAAAAATCATATGAATGGGCAATCGAAAATGGAATTGCTAAAGAACAGGCTCGTGCGGTTTTACCAGAAGGTATCATGGAATCTCGACTCTATGTTAACGGAACCATCAGGTCCTGGATCCATTATATCGAGCTACGCTCTGGGCACGGCACGCAGAAAGAACACATCGAACTAGCAAAAGCCTGTGCAACAGCACTCGAACCCATCTTTCCAATGATTAAAGAGTTTTGTCATTAAGTATTTAATTATATTCTTTTGTCTATTTACTACCAGTGTATATGCCGAAGGTCGTACATATACCGGAAGCGAAGATAAAACTCATTGTACTCTATGGAATACAAATCCATTACGATGGCCACAGACTATTTTGGGTCTAGAACCTATGGAGTGTAGACGTAAAGCTGTACCTCCTACTACAACCAATACTATAAACTGTAGACTCAAAAGACAGTATATTGATCCTGAGACCGATGAACGTATGTGTATATACGAAAGAGGAGCCACAGGACATGGTGATCTTACAGTAGCAATGGATAAGTACTTCCATTGTCCTCGTACACAAAATTGTACACAGAGTCCTGGTTCTGACTCTACATTAGATTAATTTTTTTCACTTTAATGCGTTTTTAGCATGTACAAACTCATCTTTTTAGGGTATAATATACCTATAATTAAAGAGGAGCTAATTATGCCAAATAAAACTTACAAGAGTCGGATAGCTAGTGCCGAAGCATTAGCGTGCAAAAACTATAATCTATATCGGGCAGAGTTTATAGAAAAGGCAGCAAAGTATTTTCCAAAAGTTTCTGATGCAAAATACTTTGGTCACGCAGTAAAACATTTTGATCAAATTCAACATGAGATTAATGTTTATTTCAGTGAGCCTTTAGGAAAATGAAGCGTTACATCTTTTTAGGTGCAATGGCTGCATCATTTCTTGGTGGTCTTGTAACTGGTAAATCTGCCTTTGGTGCAGAAGCTGCCAATGCTGGATCATTGCATGATTCTGTGTCAGAACAGAAATGTTTGGCAGACAATATATATTTTGAAGCCCGCAACCAGATACATAGGGGAATGATTGGTGTCGCTCTTGTCACTCGTAACCGTGTTCTTGATTCTCGGTTTCCTCATTCATATTGTGAGGTTGTTAAGCAAGGACCTGAAAGACCATCGTGGAAACAAAATGGGACTATGGTACCTCTTCGCCACCGTTGCCAATTTAGTTGGTATTGTGACGGCAAGTCTGATGATATTGGCTATCACGACACTGCTGTCTATGAACTTGCTCGTGCCATCTCTTTTAAAGTCTATCACGGAGAATTTCCCGACTTCACAGATGGTGCCACTCATTATCATGCCGATTATGTTAGACCAGAATGGGCATCAACCAAAACCAAAACAATGAAGATTGATCAACACATTTTTTATAGATGGGAAAAATAAAGATGAGAACACTATTTCCGGAAGATAGTATCGAAAATATGCCAGATTTTAAGTTTAATGAGGACATGTATATTGATGAGATCTCCGACTATATTATTGCGACATATAGTCAACATTACTCAAAGAACAATTTCCAAGCATCAGAGTTTATCTATGACGCTGGTCATGGTACTGGATTTAATATGGGTAATGTAATGAAGTATGCCCAGCGATATGGCAATAAAGGTACTACCGATGATCATCGGAAGGATTTGATGAAGGTGATTCATTACGCGATTCTTCAGTTGCACGTACACGATACTGAGCAAGACGAATTGCTTCTTTAAGGTGTTCTACCTCAAGTTCTAGTTCTGTCTTTGGTGCCTTAATATCTTCTAATGTCTTATCGTAAAGATATGCATTAAAGAAAAGTATTGCTACCAGTAAAGCAATAATTGACAATAGTATTACCTCTGACATTTACCATTTACTTAGTTAACATACCGGCTGGGAGTGTTCTGCATTCCCAGCTTCTCGGTTTGTACCCCTTCATATGTATATGTACATCGTGAGACATTTGTAATGCACGTGCCTTACACACACGCTCTGATTCATATGGACCTCGTTGATCTTCTAACATAATACAATAGTTTGGATTGCTCATCAGACATGCATACACGATTGCTTGTATCATCATACTGCCGTATACATTACAAAGACTAGTGCGGCGCCACCAAGGATAACACATCCACCAATAATCAGCATCATTTTAATCATTTCCCAGAACTCTTCTTCTTCTTTTCTCTTTTGAATTCTGGCTATTCTCTGTGCTTCCTTAGCTTCAACAATTCTTTTTTGTCTCTCATCTAAGATCTTTTGCCAAGTTCCTGGACCAAACCGCATATCAATAAGGTTACGCATCTCCTGCATTTTTTCTTCTGCAAGTTTTGCATCAATCATT